CAAAATAATTTCCTCTGCCGTCCGCACTTTTTTCACGATTTTATCTCCTGTTTACTTTTTGCTCGCCATTCTAACATCATTTTTACGAGCTATTGTTTGGACTAATTATAGGGGGGCTGGACAGGTATCTCCGTTTCTAAAATACCTCTGATATCTCCGAAAATATTTTCGTTTCCGAAATTTGCGCTGTATGTCGTGACCGCATGCTTATCGATTTCGCTCGTAAAGACGCAATCAACGTTTTCTTTTCCGAACACTTGTTCGAAACCAAGTCGGATTCCTCCGATCCCGGCATACAAATCTGCTATTTTTATCATTCCACTCCCTTGGATGTCGTAAAAACGATCTGCCTTTTACTTGAAGTTTTGAGATTAGCTTTGATCTGACTCCGTAATTTAAGCAATTGCTCTAAATCTGCTCCGGCATACTGCACGTGTACATCGCCGTAAGTCACTGAAGTCACGCGCTTTCCCGATTGTAATTCCAGAATTGCTTTCTCTATGATTTCTAATTTTTCGCTGTCGCTTATCACAGGAAACTGCTCCTAATTTTCTTAAGTCTTCTTGTAACCTTCGGTTTTTCCTCTGGATTACTCAGCTCCATAATTTGCTGCCATTTCTGGTCTGACCAACGGTCGATTCCCAGGGCTATTGCTGCTGCCCTTGCATAAACCCTGCAATCTAAAGCTTCGTTTCGATCTCGAATCTTCTTCCATTCTCTTTTTGGATATCCTCTGACGATCTTGGTGACCAACTGTTCTGCCGTAATTTGTTTGAAATATTCCGTGTTATACTCAGGAAAATGACAACGGCAGGGTGACCCTGCACACGATAATTGCCCTCCCGGCGGGTGGTGAGTTATTTGATTTTGCGAATTACTCTCTTCCTTGCGGAGCAGATTTTCGCGCCAAGCCTCAGGCTTGAGCCAACCATAGAATTCGCTTTTTAAGAGAGAAACTCCGACCTTCCACAATCTCACTCCGTTGGCGATCTTTTTCCCGTGCTTATTTACGTCAACTTTAGTCGGGGCATTCAGTGAAACCAGAGAATTATCAACTCCTTTTACAGCCATGACATTGTGAATCGGCTGCTTCCTCACCCAATCGTAAACATGCTGTGTTGCAAATCCCGAATCTACCGCCATCATGTTGATTTTTCGATAAACTCCGTCTTCGGATTCAAACTCTTCATTCAGAATTTCCGATAATTTGTTCCACGGAGCTTGAGTTGTTGGATTCCCGTAAATCACGCGATAATCTACTGACCAATTTTCATGATCCTTTCCCCAAGCAACGATTTCCAGCTCAATTCTATCATTTTGAACATCAACACCGGCAGTGAGAACGTATCCGCCTCTTGGCACTCGACCGATTTTGTAGCTTTCTCTTCGATCAAACAGTAAGCCCCAATCCGGCACATCGCCTTTTTCTTCCCAAGGCAGTCCCAAGGTCGTATTTGTCCATGCTTTCAGTAATTGATCGTCTTTTTTCGCTGATTCGTAATTGTGATAGCAAGTTTCCCAACTCATCCAGCCAACTGGGGAATACAACGAACTCAAATGGAATCCGCAACTTCGTGCTTTCGTTTTTTGGACTTTTGAGTTTTGTTGATTTCCTTTTTCGTCTTTTCGAGTAACTCGCCATTCTCCCTTTCGGAGCATTTCTGTTTTGTATCTTTCATCAATATGTTCTTTACAAAATTCACAAACATAAGACACTTTAGAATCAATTTGATCATAGTGAATGTTCTCCCACTTCAGCGTTTGATAGCCGTCACAGAACGGACACGGCACAAAATAATATCTTTGATCCGTCTCACTGAATTCTTTCTCTATTCTCGATAATCCCTGAATCGTCGGAGTCGACACGATGAATATTTTGCGTCTCGTAAAGGTCGCCGTTCTTTGAATAGCCAAAGTAAGAGGATCTCCCTCCGAATCCGCATCTGGCGGATAAGCGTCAACCTCATCTAAAAAGAGATATTTCACTGGCATTGATCTCAAACCAACAGCTGAATTTGCTCCTGTAATTACAACCTGACCGCCAGGAAATTCCTTACTTTGGACGGTGTTTCCTGAATCTCTCGTTCGTGGATCTTTCACTTTATCTCGCAAACACGGAGTGTCCTCAATTAAGGGAGCTAATCGACCTTTACTCCAACGCTTTCCCATTTCAACAGTCGGTTGAACCACTAACATCGGACCTGGTGCTTGATCGATCATGTACCCGATCCAATTGTTTCCGGCCTCGGTTCCGCCGATTTGTGCGCCCTTCATAAAAACTACTTTTTCGTACGGTGATGAAGGTGAGAGTGCGTCCATGATTTCTTTTAGGTATGGCGTCCTGGAAGTTCTAAACCTTCCAGGCTCTGAGGATGCCGTTCTTGATAATACTCGGTTAGCGTCTGCCCAGTCTGACACGCTGATCACCGAATCCGGCTTGATTCCTCTTTCAAATGATTTCAGAAAATCATCGCAGGTCATCTCTCGACAATTCCTCCAAAACCGTACGAAACTCTTTCATCAATATTTCATGGATTTCCGATGGGTCATCTACGCTCGCCAACAATGACGAAAGTCTATCGGCTATCGAGAAAATTCCATCTCTTACAATCCTTGCTTTTGAAAAAAACGCTTTCTTTACTTCATCGATCGGAACTAATTCACCTGTTTCCGCCTTTACTCTGGCTTCAAGTAATTTTCCTTTTTCAATCTCATTTTTAAGCTTCGTTTTCATCAAAAGCTTGTGCATATCGTCTTGAACAAAGTACGTTCCCTGACTCTTTCTCTGTTTCGGCAGGTGAATGTTCCTGTAGTTTTCAAGCTCGGCATTTGCGGTGTATTCGTCAATCATTCCATCAATCAGAGTGATTTTTCCCTGCTTAATCAGCTTGGCTGCGTATTGCTTCGAAAATCCCTGACGTCTTGCCCATTCTGATTGCGAAATTAATGCCATTATTCACCCGCCATTTCATCGAATGTTTTGTTCGCTGATTCCAAAATCGCTTGGTTTCCTGTATGTTGCTGGTAACGTCTGATGATCGTGTCGCAATATTTCGGATCAATCTCCATCATATAGCACCTGCGACCGGTTTCTTCAGACGCGATCAAGGTTGTGCCTTTTCCCCCAAAAGGATCGAGAATTACTTCATTTATGTGAGAGCAATCTAAAATCGCATCGGCTGCTAATTGAATGGGTACTTCGCTCGCTCGATAACTCCAAACGTTAGTTCGGTATCGGCCGGTCTCTCCCAAACCAAAATTGTTGGTGTGTTTTGCTTCACCTTTCTTGAAAACGAAGAATAGTTCCAACTGATTTTTATACAGTTCGGCTTGCTGTTCGATTCCTTTATTCCAAACGCAAAGCTGTTTGTATTCATCAAAGATCGATCTGCCCGCGGACATAATTTCGTACATGCTCTGCCAATCTGTTCCGATAAAAAACAGGGAACCGTCCTTTGTTTTATTTTTGAGGTTTTTAAATATTTGAGGCAGTTGTTCTGTCGGCGCCCCTTCCTTGAAATGAGTAAAGACCATATCGGCAACTTGATCGGACATGATACGATTTATGGCTACTTCGTCTTCTGCGTCACCGCACATTAAGCGATGATTTCCCAAAATCCAAATATCTCCGGGCTTTGTAATTACCTCTTTTTCTTCGATATCTTCCTCGAATTCATCCTCTTGAATGGTTTTGTTTTCTTGGATTAATCGATCCACTTCACTTAAATCGAATCCTGTTAAGTTGAGATCGAAATCCATTCCTTTCAGATCCAGCAATTCCAACCGCAAAAGGTCTTTATCCCATTCAGCCCAATTTGCCGATTGATTCGCTACCAAACGAAATGCTTTGATTTGAGCTTCAGTAAGATCATCTGCCAGCACAACAGGAACTTCTTTTAATCCGAGTTTTCTTGCTGCCTTTAATCTCAGATGACCGTCAACAACACTGCCATCGCTTTTTGCGACAATCGGAATTCTGAATCCGTATTCCTTGATGCAATCGACCATCTTATCGACTACTGTATCATTGTTTCGAGGATTGCGAATATATTCGATTAGCTTACTTGTTTCAAATGTTTGGTACTTTAAAACGTTCTCAGTCATGCAGCCAACCTTTCGGAACTAATCTCTTCGAAAGTGTTTCCATTTTCATGAACTGCAATCTGACCCGTTAGTTGCTGCCAGCGGCGAATGATTACATCACAATACTTCGGCTCAAGCT